ATATAATGGTTTAAATTTTGGTATAGTAAGAAGACGAAATACCGTTGATGAATGGTTTTATCAAGAAGATTGGTCAGAAAATACATATCCAACATTAAACCAGCAAAAAGGAAACGTATTCCAAATAAAATACCAATGGCTTGGATTTGGTATGCAGTATTTTGGAATAGAAAACGATAATGGAGATATTGAAACAGTCCATAGAATAAAATATGCAAATCTAAATGATGATGTATCAATTTCTAATCCATCATTACCAATTGCGGCAGGAGTTGCAAATCAAGGGAATACTACAAGTATTACTTTAAAAACACCGTCAGCAGTTGCAGGGCTTGAAGGTCCGGCATTTTCGCCAGTGTTTGAGACTTTGATTGCATATGAAAACATTGTAACGATTGGGACAGGAGAGACTTATCTATTCGGGTTGTATAGTCCAGATCAATGGCTAGGAAAAGAAAATAGACTTTATGTATTTCCTAAACTGTTTACATTTGCAACAGATGGAAATAAACCGGTAATAATAAGAGTTTATGCAATGCCGACAATTACAACGCCAACATGGGTTGATGTTGCTTCAAACGTTTCACCATTACAATACGATGAAGTAGGAACATGGGTTCCAAATGGAGAACAGCAAGTATTTACATACGCTTTAGGTAGGGCAGACAACGCACAAGTTGATTTATCTATTATAGATGCGGAAATTTTACCAAACCAAATTTACGCAGTTACGGCAGAGACTACAAGTGCCGGAATGGATCTTGTTGTCGGATTAAACTTTAAGAGCAGGACATAGGAGTTAATTATGAAATGGTATCAAGATAGTAATGGAAACACATCAAGTAAAAGAATATTTGGCGCAATTGGATTTGGATTATATCTTATTATTCGGTTGATAGTTTTACCTGTTTATAGCATTTATTCAGGAAATGATATCGGAAGTAATGCATCAAATGGGATTGATACAGCCGGAATGTTATCTGCCGGACTTCTAGGATTTGGAGTACTTGAAAATGTACTTAAGAAAAAACAGGAGGTAGCAGGATAATGAATACCGTTGAATATGCTATGGAGTTTGATTATATGTCACGGCTTATCTCTGAAAGAAAAGAAATAATGCAGACGATAAAAGGTTGGACCGCCGACGAAATGAGAACCGAACGAGCTTTGTTATTAGAACAATGTGCAGCGGTTAATATTACACCGGTTACAACTGAACAAATAAGCAAATCATACACCGTAGACGATGAAGGGACAGCGCATATAAGCATAGTCGGACAACTTACCCCAAAAGCAGAAACGGACGCTTGTGGAGCTTATACGGCAGATGCATTGACAGAATACGGATATATTGCGGAAGCTTCAAGGGCTGCCGATTCAGATGAAAGAGTTGAACGGATAGAATATTTTATTGACTCTCCCGGTGGATATGTTGCCGGACTTATGCCAGCAGTACAGGCAATGCGAGAGGTTGAAAAACCAACAACCGCAAGAGTCGGAGGTATGGCAGCAAGTGCGGCGTATTGGCTTGCTTCACAAACCGATGAAATTATAGCAACTTCAGAACTTTCAAGATTTGGATCTATTGGAGTCGCGGTTGAAGAATTTGATAATACAAAGATGTTAGAAAATGCCGGAATTACCCGTAGAGTTTATACATCAACAGAAGCACCGCTAAAAAGACCCGATACAAGCACAGAGGATGGACAAGCACAAGTTGTATCTTCTCTTGATGATATTCATGCAGTATTTGCTCAGAATGTAGCAGATGGCCGTGGTGTGGCTCTTGGAACCGTTGCCGCCGATTTTGGGCAAGGTGCTGTATTTACAGCAAATGAATCTATGCGAAGAGGCATGATTGATAAAGTTGAAACTATTTCCGCAAGGAAAAAGCCTGTTCCTGATGTAATTCAGGAGCAAAATACCGCTGCAACAGCGGAAAAATCAAAACAGGAGGTCAAAGTGAATACACTTGACGATCTTAAGAAAGAGAACTCCGCTGTATATTCCGAAGCAATAGCAGCAGGGGTAACTCAGGAAAGAGCAAGAAGAAACTCTATTTCTGACATTATGAAAGCTGACAGCGGAAATAAAACGCTTCAGACAGTATGTGAGGAAGCAATCGAAGCCGGTACAGTGGCAAGCGATATGGCTTTTCAGACAAAAGTACAGGTTGCAATCAGAGATGGTGAAAAACTTGATGCTGACAATGCGCCGTTGGTTGAAACCAATAGTGATAACATGGGCATTACTCTGTCAGAAGATGACATAGCAGCAGCAAAAGCCGCTGGTATGACTCTAGAAGACTACAAAAAGTTTATGTCTAAGGAGGGTGAATAATGGCACTTACCGCAAAAATAAGCAGGGAATATAAAGGCGACCAGGATGAACTTGATCTGTTATTTGCAGATTCGGACATTTATTATGCAGGTGGAATCTATATTGTAGATGCAGACGGTAAAGCCGCTGTTCCTTCAGATACAGCTTCACTAATCCCAATGGGAATTTTTACCGGTGTTTCCGATGCAGGAGACAGAACAGATGCACTTACAATTGGAGCGTCAAACACTGTTAAGGGATCTTTTAAACGTGGTCTTGTATGGCTACCGTTCTCAGGTGCAGCACAGTCAGATGTTGGTGAATATTTCTATATCTCAGCAGATGACACTTTAACACAGACAGCAGGAAGCAAAACAGTCGCAATAACCGCAATCGGGTTTAAAACTGGATACTTGCTTTTCGATCTTAGAAATTATGACAGAATAGCCTAGGAGGATAGAAATGGCTTTTAACCCAACAGTAATTGAAAAAGGCTTGCAGGCTCGATTTGCACAGGCTATGTCTGAATTCCAGGCTGCAAGATCAATAAATCCCGGACTTATGGGATTGGCTCTAACTGTTCCATCAACCGGAGCATATGAGAAATACGGATGGTTAGGCGCAATGCCTGCCGTTAAACAGTGGATAGGTTTGAGAAACTCTAAAGAGTTTGAATCATATGACTACACAATCAAAAACCTTGATTGGGAAGCGTCAACACCTGTTTTTGAAAATGACTTTGATGATGATCAGACCGGATCTTATGGAATGATTTCCCAGATGTTAGCAAGAAGAATTGCTGTTCATCCTGAGAAGCTTATGATTGATCTTTTGATCAACGGAACTTCGGGGCTTGCTTATGATGGTGTTGCTTTTTTCAGTGATGCAACAGGCAAAAGAGTCAATGACAATCTTCTTGCAGGAACAGGAACAACTCTTGCACAGATGTCAGCAGACTTGACAGCGGCTAAAATTGCTATGTCTAAATTCGTTGATGATCAGAGTGAAATCCTGAACATCACAGCAGACACTATTGTTTGCCCGGTATCAATGGAAGATAACTTTAGAAGACTTGTTGATTCAACTACAGATCCTACTGCAACAGCAACAGGAACTTTTAACCCATTTAGCGGTAAGTATACTATTATCGGTGATGCTCGTTTGGATGCTGATGATGTGAACGACTGGTATCTATGCGCAACACGTGAAATCGTGAAGCCTTTCATTTATCAGAACAGACAGAACGGACGTTCAACAATGGAAAAAACAAACCACACTAAACAGTGGGTATTTGGTGCAGATTACAGATCAAACGCTGGTTACGGAATTCCGCAGCTTGCTATTAAGACTGTAAATAGTTAATGGAAGTGCTGATTATTGGAAACGGTATCAGTAGATTATCGTATGTCGATATGATTAAATCCTGGGAAGGTGAAGTATGGGGATGTAATCGGGCTTATCTCGATTTTCCTGAAAAACTAGACAGGTTGAACGGTCATAATGATGTAATGATTGATGCTAAAAAATACCGTGAAGATAATCAGCACAAATATGAAATATGGGGTGGACATATTGGACCGAAAGGAACAGCAGAAAAAACATTCAATTGTCCAACCCAGTTTAGAAAAGATTCTGGAATAACAATGGTTGCCCAGGCTTTGCATGAGGGAAACAATGTTTCTGTATGTGGGTTTGATTTGGGCGGTCCTGATATTCATAGTCCGGGACTTGAAAAACAGCTTAAACACAATTGGGTTCAACGGTGGCGAAAGTTATTTGAAGTATATGATCATAAGAGAGTAGAGTTTATTGGCTACGATCACAAACCATATCTTTTTAGTAATAGGTCATCAATGCAGTATTCGCAAAGATATAAAGACGATAGACCGCATATAATGGATACTGATTATTTAGATGTTTGGAAGAAATGGACAGGTAAAGAATACAGTTATCTAGGGGGAGAGAGAATGAAAATCAGGTATAAAAAAAATGGTTATATCGGGGAAGTCAGCGAAGCCGTAGCAGCTAAGATGATTGACAAAGGTAAAGCCGAACTCGTGAAGGTTGTTAAGGTTGAACATAAACCCCAACAGAAAAATAATAAAGGGAATAACAACCAGAAAAGGAATAACTAATGAAACTGAATAAAGGTCAAGTTGTCCATGTTGGGAAAACTAAATATGTCGGGTTCATTCCTGATGAATTAGCTTTAAAGCTTGGACTTAAGAAAGTTGAAAAGAAAAAGGAATCGTATAAGAAATGAGTTTACGCTCGATAGCTCGATCAGATGTTGATGCTAATCTCACAAGTGACGGTGATGATGTAACTATTACGATAGGTGCAGGAGTCCCGTTTACAGTGAAAGGTAAGATCGCAAGAATTGAAGCACGCTTAGATCCAGAATTAGGCGTTCAGATATTCGAGAAAAGAACTGCAATAACAGTATCAATGATTGATTTACCAAGTGAGCCGGATGATACGTGGGAATTTTCCACAACCGATTCAGAAGGTAATGTGATTGTTACTCAGGCTATCGATAGACGATTTGATAGAACATTAGGATTTGTTACTATAATGATGGAGGCGTTTGAATAATGGCAATAACACCGGGAACTTTTGACGTTATATTTAACTCATTAAAAACCACGTTAGAAACATACAATTCAACACAAGATCCATCAGACCAGTTTGTATTATATGCAGACTATTACCGAACACTTCCGAGTAGTTCTGATATTGCAAGCGTATTCTTGTATATGGGTTCTATTGTTCCAACAGAGCGAACAACTGAAGGGTATCAGCAGCAGACAGTAACTTATTTTATTGATTGTGTAGTTCAACAGTCAGGGACTAAAACCGGAGCTGTTTATACAAGAGCTGATGAGTCAGCCGGTGTCAGGTTCCGTGGATTAGTGCAACAAATATTTGAAGCTGTTTTTCAAGCTAATAATCTAAACTTCGGTGAAGAAATCGGAACAATTGGAACAAAAGAACTAAGGTTTGACCCATTACCGCCAGATCCACAAATGGCCGAAAGGGTTGTTTTGGGTGGTAGATTTACTTTAACACTTTCAATGTGTTGGGAAGCGGCAGAGCTGACCGGCGTTGATTTAGATTCTATTTTGATAACCGCTGACAAATGGTCAGCTCTAATAGAGCCGTAGGAGGAAAATATGGCTATAACATTTAACAATGTATCCCCGACTCGTAGAGCGTCGGCGGTATTCGTAGAACAGGAAGCAGTGACACGTGGAAGCGGTGTATCTGTAATTCCACATAAAATATTAACATTAGGGCAGTATAACACCGGATTTACTCCGACTGATAATGTAGCTCAGTTAATAATTAGTAAAGATGATGCCTGGACCAGATACGGTCGTGGTTCAATGCTTTCAAGAATGGTAGAAATACAGCTTGATAATTCAGGTGGCGTACCTGTTTATGCAATGCCTCTTGCTGATGATGGTGGAGCGGTTACAGCAACAGGAACAATAGTTGTTGTAGGTACAGCCTCAGCAGCCGGAACACTGGCAGTCTATGTCGAAGGTAAAAAGATTTCCGTGGCAGTTGCCGCTCTTGATGATGCAACCGCAATAGGTGACGCAATTGAAGCCGCTGTAAATGCTGATCTCGATTTACCTGTTACAGCAGCAAACGCAGTTGGAACAGTTACTTTTACAGCTCGATGGGGTGGAGCTTCAGGAAATCAGATTGATCTATCAATTAACCTTGCAGATTCAGACGAAATTCCTGCCGGTATAACTTCGGTTACAGTCACAAATATGGGTGACGTTGTAGCCGGTGCAACAAACCCAGTATTGACAACAGCACTTGCAGGATTGGGGAACACTTGGTATACAGAAATCTGTAATCCTTATATTGATGCAACTTCACTAACAGCAATGGAAGCGGCAGGAGATGACAGAGATGATCCAGGGGTTAAACGACAATTTACTGGTATCGTTGGTTATACTGATACTTATGCTAATTTTCTTACAGCATTAGGATCAAGAAACAGTCAGTGGACAACTTATATTCCTGTACATGGTTCTGTAAGTTCGCCTTATATGATTGCGGCTGCCTCAAGTGCAGTATGGGCAGACAAGCAACAGACAAACCCAGGTAGACCGGTTAAGACTTTGAAAATTCCCGGTGTTATCTCTGCAACAGGAAATGACTTGACTTATTCACAGAGAGATGCGGCAGTTATAGCCGGTGGATCTTATACAGTGAATAGAGAAGACGGGACAGTTCAATTTGGAGATGTTTGCACAACTAGAACAACTGAAGACGGTGGCGGTGTCACAGAAGATTGGCAATTTGCAGTTATTATTCCAAACTTGCAATTCAAGATTTATTCAGCAGAACAGAAATTTCTTGGAACTCCTTATGATAGAGGTGTTGTGGTTTCAGACGGTCCGGGTGTTAAACCAACTTATGCGGTTACTCCGAATATGGTAAAAGGCGATGCAATCAAGCTTGTAGATGCATGGATAGAAATGGGACTTTCAACAAACAGATCTGAAATAATTGACAATATTGTTTCTGAAATAAACGGATCTAATCCGGGTAGAATTGATCTATTGATTCCTGATGTTGCAAGCGCAGGATTGAGAATTGTAGCGGTGAAACTTGAATGGGGCTTTGTAAGCTAAAAGGGGGATTAAATGGCAAAAGTTAGAGGTGGAGACATACTCCAACTAATAATAAATAATCGGACCTTTGAAGTCAAAGCCGATTCAAATGTAACATACCGGAAAGCCGGACGGACAAATGAAAGTGAACCAACCGGATCCGGTGGAATGCATACAACACAAAGATTAAAACTTGGCGGTTTTGATTCTTGTCCTATTTCACTTGATGCAACTAAACAGGATCTTGAGTTTATACAGGATTTTGCAGATGAGGGTGAACCTGGGAATTGTTCAATGACTTTGATAAATGGAATCACTTATTCAGGTGATCTTACTATCGAGGGAGAAATTGACGCAAGTTCTGGCGACGGGCAAGTTGAAATTACCGCATTAGGTCCGGTATTCGAACAGATTTAAAGAGGTTTCATGGAGGAGAAGACATGAAAACAGTAATAGCAGAAGATCAGGCCAGAGCGGAAATAGAGCTTTGGGCCGAATTCTTTGAAGTAGAATTAAAAGAATTAGAATTTCAAGCTCTACTCCCCACAGTTATGAGGGGTAGGGTTATTTTTGATGAAGTAAACGAAACATTTACAATAACTTTAAAGTCACCGATACATCTAGAAAACGATAAGATTGTATCATCATTGGATCTAAGAGAACCAACAGCCGGAGAACTTCAGGAAGCAAACAAGAATAAGGCTGATGAATTAACATTAGCAATAAAACTTTATTCCAAATTATCCGGCCATCCTCTTGGAGTTATTCAGAGATTGAAGCAAAAAGATTTAATTGCAATAGGAGAGTTTTTCGGCTCTTTTTTCGCATGATGGCATCCGATGAATTAGAGGCAGTAATGCTCACGGTTGCCGATAGATTTGGTTGGGATTGGCGGCTGATAGAATCAACACCTATCAGCAAGCTAAATAAATGGTATGACGGAGCTGTAAAGCTTTATGAACATGAGCGTGGTTTAAGTGGCAAACAAAAAGATAATGAACGTTGACATTAAAACAAAAGCTTTTATGAAAGTAATCTCTTCAATAAGTAAAGATGCACTTCCAGAAGCCGCCGCACTTACTCTCAACTTTACAGCCGATCAGGTTACAAAACAGCAAATAGCAAATGTTAAAAGGGATATGATTGTAAGAACTCCATTTACTATCAGGTCAATGTCGTCAGGAAGGGCGAAGCCTTTTAAGGCATTATTCAAAGCACGGGGGAAAAGTATGAAAAGAATGTTTTCAATAGCTGGAACATTCTCCCCTTATTTATGGATGCATGAAGAAGGTAGAAATATAGAAGGTAAAAATGGACCAATTCCAATAGCAACAGATTTTGCAAGAGTTAGAAAGAGCAAAAAGCGGTCTATCGCAAAAAGAAATAGATTGTCAGAAAACCAGAGCTTAAAAAATGGTTCATCTTTTACATCTGGAAATGGCGCACAAATGAGAGTATTAAAGCCGAGGGGTAGTAATAAAGGCCGCCCTCGACGGTTTGGGGTTTACACCGTTGTCCGTGGCAAAATGAAAATGGTTAGAAACCTTGAGACAAACAGAGCAAAAGTTAAAGGCAGGCACTTCCATAGTGATGCGGTAAAAAGAAAAGGTAATAATCAATTGATTGCCTCAAGATTTAGAAAGTATGGTAAAAAAGCAATTAAAAAGGCGGTGAGATTACATGGCTAAAGGTCCAACGGTATCGACCGTATTTAATGCAATAGATAAAATCTCTAAGCCTATGAAAAGAATGACCGCAGGAATGAAAAGATTTGCTGCAATAGGTGGGGCGGCGGTTGCTGCCGGGCTTGCAATTACCACAAGAGAGTTTATTAAATTCGATGAAAGCATAACAGCGGCGTCAGCTAAGTTTGGAGACTTGAACCTCGCAACAGAAGAGGGACAAGAAACATTAAGGCGTTTAGGTGAAGCGGCACGAGAGGTAGGAGCAACAACAAAGTTTTCAGCTTCAGAAGCGGCTCAAGGTTTGGACTTTCTGGCAATGGCAGGATTTTCAGCAGAGCAAGCAATTACAGCACTTCCACAAGTAACAAATCTTGCAACAGTTGCACAAACAGATTTGGCAACAGCAACAGACATCGCCTCCGATTCACTTGGAGCTTTCGGTTTAATGACTGATGATGCAACGCAATTACAAGAAAACTTTACAAGAGTAAACGACGTTATGGCTAAAACCATGACCTCATCTAATACAAATATGGCTGATTTATTTGAAACAGTAAAAGCCGGTGCTCCAACATTTACAGCGGCAGGTCAATCATTGGAATCATTTGCGGCACTTGCCGGAGTTATGGCAAACTCAGGGGTTAAAGGTTCAACTTCAGGAACATCATTAAGAAATGTAATGTTGAAATTAGCTGATCCAACTTCAGAAGCCGCAACTGTAATGGAAAAATTAGGCGTTAATACTCAAGATCAAGAGGGAAATTTCAGAGACATTATAGATATAATAGCAGATTTTGAATCAGGGCTTGAAGGAATGGGAACAGCTCAAAGAACCGCTGCATTATCTACAGTGTTTGGCGCTCGTTCAGTAACCGGAATAAATGTATTACTCGAATCGGGAACTGAAGTATTGAGAGAATACAGAGAAGAGATTGAAGGTGCAAGCGGTGCCTCCCAGGAAATGGCTGACATAATCGGTGACTCTTTGGCTAATAAATTAAAAAGCTTAAAATCAGCAGGACTCGAAAAAGGATTCCAACTTATTGAACAGTTCGCAAATGATGCAAGCGGTGGTATTTCAGGACTAACAGAAAAAATTAGAAATCTTGATATAGGTCCATTTGTAGATAAGATTGTAAAAGGTGTAGCATTTTTAAAAGAATGGGGACCACAATTATTATTGATAATAGCCGGAATAAAAGGTTGGGCAATAGCTCAAACGGCTTTAAATGTTGCACAGACGGCAAGTCCCATAGGAATATTTGTTGCGTCGGCTGCGGCTTTACTTGTTCTAATGGATAAGATAGAAAAGAAATTCGGATTTGGTCAATCAATAGTTGATGAGTTTGGCGGCGGTATAGGTTCAAGAGAGTTTGAAGAAGGAAGAAGAGAACGCCTAAGAAAAAGACAAGAAGATAAAGCGATGGAAGACCCAAGAAGAGCAAGACTACTGGCAAGAAATGAAGCAGCATTACAGGCAAGCGGTGGTATTTCGGGAAGTGCTTCAATTGATGTAAATATCAACGGTGCTCCTCCTGGATCAACCTCAAGACAATCAGGTATATTAAGACCTATAGAATTAACAACAGGATTCGGAGGCGGTGGGCTATGAGCTACAGAGACAGACTAAGAGAGTTTAAATACACCGCACCATCAGGACAGGAGTTCACTTTACAGTTCGATTCTTTAAATAGAACAGGTGGGAAAAAAGCGCCGGTGTCGGAATTTCCCGGACAGAATCAAGGAGCCGTACAGGATTTAGGAAATATTACTCCGACATTCCCGGTAAGTTGTTATTTAACCGGTGTTGATTATGATTTAGAAGCTGATCGATTTTGGGAAGCAATCCACGAAGACGGGCCCGGAAAACTTGATCATCCACGATGGGGGAACATTTCAGTTTTACCAGTACCAGAAACACAAACAGAACAGTTTGTAGATGGTGCAGGAAGATCAGTATTTCAAATCACATTTATCAGAGCCGATGAAACACAATTTGATTATCCTACCTCAACAATAGATTATCCTACACAGGTATCGGCGGCGGTTGATGCAACAGCGGTTGAGATAGGTGAAGCGGTACCGGAAGAGATAACAGATGTAAGAACTTTAACAGGCTTGAAAGATCAGATACTTGCCTCTATGGATACAATCACGGCGGCATATGATCAATTAACCGGAATTACCGATGATATCAGACAGGAAATAGCGCAAACAGTAAGAGACATTGAAAACAATATTGATGATCTTGTGAGCGCACCGGCTCAATTGATGAGTGCATTATTGACTCTTTATAGATTACCCGGAACAATAGCGACCTCAATACAAGAAAAATTAGATGGATACAAGAATATTTATACCGGGTTGATTGATGGTTTTACTTCGACGACTGAGCAATACGGTGCTGAAATGGGAATCGTAAATAGTGCCAATTTATCAGCTATATCGGCGGCAAATGCAGAATCAGCCGGATATGGAAGCATTCCAACCAGAACACAGGCAAGTGAGATAGTAACACAAGTCGATGAATTTTCCAAAACAATCAGAGCGTCAATTGAAGATTTGGAAGCACTGGGAGATTTTCAAGCCGCTTATGAAATGCAATTATCATTAGAGAATTCTATAACAATAATTCTATCAGGTTTAATTGATCAGGCGGTTAATCTACCGGCAGAGAGAACAGAAATACTTGATAGAGAAGTAACACCGATACAATTTGTATTTGAGAAATACGGAGATCTTGAACAATTAGACTTTTTCATGGAATATAACAATCTATGCTGTGATAATATTTTGCTAATGCAGAGAGGAACGGAGGTAAGATACTATTTTGAGTAATCCATCCTCAGTAAAAAATCAATCTGTTATCTCGATCCAATTAGGGGCTGAAAGACTAAGCGGTTTTCAGGGGCTTCAAGTATCAAGAGCAATCGATACGGCTGCCGATGCTTTTAGTTTTTCCCTACCATGGAATCCAACAGCAAAGAACATAGAAAGATTTAGACCGTTTAATCCTCAGATTGTAGTAGTCAGAGTTGACGAAGAAACATTATTAACCGGATATGTTGAAAAGTCGGAATTTTCCACAAGTTCAGAATCTAAAGGATTGAACATACAAGGCCGTAGTGCCTCCGGAACGCTGTTAGACTGGTCTGCCGGCCCTCCTTTCCAGTTTCAAAATGTAACATTTAATCAATTCAGCACTAAACTTTATCAGAATTTTGACCCTGATGCAAAAAGGGGCGCTGCATTTGCAACACCGGACACACCACCGATATCAGAAATATCAATAACCATCGGGGATAAAGTTCATGCAATATTCACAAAAATAGCAAGCGGACATGGATTGTGGGGAATTCCAACGGAATTGGGAAGCCTTGAATATAAAAAGATATCTTCTTATATGTCAGCAGTTGCACAACTCGAAGAGGGAAAAGGTCCGGTTAGATCTGTTTCAACCACGGCTGATATTACAAAACGATTTCAAAGATATATGGTAGTTGGCACATTTGAGGGAGATCCAGAAGCAACAGCAGAAACAAGAGATCCTGAAGTATTCGGCTTTGCAAAAAGAGGCCGGTTAATAACTGAGCTTTCACAGCAGACAACCGATATAAACGAAGCCGCTAAATTCTCAAGGTCAAAAGCTTTGATTGATTCATACACTTGTACAGTAAATGTTTTAGGGTGGAGAAATAACGGCGCATTGTGGCAACCCGGAACAATCATAACTTTAAAGGCTCCAGGAGCTTACATACTGAACGCTTCAAGATTTATGATAAGAAGGGTAACATTTCAGATAGATGAAGCACTAGGGCAAGTGACAGCGTTAGAATTGGCAATTCCAGAAGCATTTGATAATACAGAAGTGAGGGCGTTTCCGTGGGTAGGATGAGCATAATTAAAGAATTACTTTTCAAAGTAAAAGGATCAGCACCGGGAAAGGCTATTGTCTTAAAAACAAGGTCGGCCGGAGCACAGGAAAGGGAAACAGAACATTACCAGTTGCACGGTATTGCAAGCGGTACGACTCCCGATGCAAGGGGAATAGAAGTTTCAATTGGTACAGCAGGACGGGTAATTGTAGCAACTCATAACTATAATTTAGAGGTTGAGGTTGAAGCCGGGCAAACTAAGATTTACAGCACAACCGCAGACGGCAAAACATTAAAGAGTCTAATCAATTTGGATATTAATGGAAATATAGATTTAAACGGTGATTCTGATTTTGCGGTTGCTTTCAATGATTTAAAGAGTGGATTTGATGCATTAAAATCAGACCATAATACATTTTTAACACACGTACACGGACCGGCAGGAACGCCAGCTGTACCGCCAGCTATTCCATCAACAGCAAGTATAGACGCTTCAAAAGTAGATACAGTGAGGTTGCCATGAAAGATATATATCTAAAACCAACAGAAGCCGGACCGGATCTTAAATTAGTAAACGGATTACCTCAATTAACAGGTGGGCTTGATAACATGGTTTATATTCTCCTTATGACCGGCGCATGGTGGGGAAATACTACAGTTGATACCGAAAGTCAATTAACTTCAGATATTCCAAGAATAATGCGTGAGGAACTACTCACAAATAAAGCAAGGTTGAATATAATATCAGAAGCTACAAGAGTATTGGAAATATTATTGACTCTCGGAATTGCGGAAACTGTAACGGTAGAGGCAGAAATTCCAAATAGATCAACCATTTATATGTCAGTCAAGGTTGATGAACCGGATAGAGAAGTAACAGACAATTATATATATGCTCTCAATTGGGATGAGCAAAAAATTACAATTGAGGAGAATCTATGGTAACAATACCAACAATAGCAGAAATTAAAGCGGATATTTTGGCAGACATTGCAAGCGCAGATACAACAACTCCATTATTACCCGTTGCAGTTTGGGATATTTTAGCAACAGCAATGGCAGGAGCGCAATATTTATTGTATAAACTCGGTGCTTGGTTATACGATCAAATATTCACAATCACAATGACTGAAGAATCATTGACTCGTAGGGCGGCAGAATTCGGACTATCGAGAACACCGGCTGTAATTTGGCAGGGAACAGGAACAGCAACCGGAACAGATGGAACAATTATAGCAGCCGGAAAACTATGCACAATCGATTCATTAGCATATGAAGTGATAAGTGCTGTTGAAATATCAGGGGGTTCAATAGCTGTTGATCTAAAAAGCCTGGAAGCAGGGGACAATGTAAACAGAAACGTATCTGATGAGCTGCAATGGTCGACTCCTCAAACCGGATTAGATTCAATCGTAACAATTGCAAGCACGACTCAAACCGGAGAAGATCAGGAATCTTTCACAGATTTTAAAACCAGAATATTAAACAGACAGAGGAATAAACCGCAAGGTGGAGCAATTCCAGACTTTAACCAATGGGCAACAGAAGTTCCGGGAATAGCAGAAAACTTTACATTCAGGCCGGCACCTGGATTTGTTAATTGTTTTCCATTGACTGATGAAGATGACCCAGCGGATAGAATACCATCAGGGGCAAAACTAATCGAGGTTGCAGATTATATAAATGATGATACTCGATATCCATTTGGAAGACCGGCAACAGTACTTGCATTTACAGAACTAAACTTTGATGTTGATTTTACAAATCTATCACCTGATAATGCAACAGTCAGAGCGGCAATTGAAACAGCTACAGAGAATTATATTTATGCAAGAAGGCCGCAACAGTTCCAGGATGAACCAAACCCGATAAACTTAATATCAGCCGGTGAAATCACATCAGAAGCAGTAGCGGCCGGAGCAATCAATATTACAGTAACTTTAAAGAATGCCGGAGGTGGAGATATTACGGATGTAGGTTATGAGCTTGATGACTCTGAATTAGCAGTACCGAGGACACTTTCATGGGTATAATGGAGAAATCTTTAAAAGGTCTGTTTCCTCCTGATTGGTCATTGATTGCCGATTTAAAAGCAGTCATTGAATCATTAAGCCTGTCATTTGAGAGAATGAGAGTATTTTTAAACGGTGTTTTAGATGAAAGCAACCCATCGACAGCCGTTGAAACTTTGGAAGAATGGTTTAATCAAGAGGGTATAGTTTATGATTCTACACAATCAACCTCAAGACTACAAGAATTAGCAAATCAAGCATACAGTAACGCCGGTGGTCAAGATCCTGATTATTTGAATACCCAATTACAAAAAGCATTTCCTGATGTTCAATTGCAAGAGGTTTCAATTGATCCAGAATTTCAAGCAGGATTTGGAATGGCCGGTTTAATGATGGCTTCAAATTATCCATCATGGTTGGTACCTACACCGACAGATGGAAGCTATCCAAACTTTTACTTTCAGGTAATCGGTGAAGTTGATGAAGTTTCTGACTTGAATAGAATAACAAATCTTTTAGATAAAATTATGCCTGTTCCATATGAGCCGGTTTTTTCAGTAACAATTAGAAATCTAACACCGTCAGCAATGGCAGGGTTAGGAATGAGCGGTCTAATGATGGCCGGAAGGGAGAATTAAACATGAGAAAGATAGCAGGACCGGGAGCAGTTGGAAACGTATTTACAGATTATGACGCAATACTAAATCCTAATGGTACGGTGTACACAGCCGATTATGGTAACGATGTGCAAAATGAATTGATTGGTATTCAGGATAATGCCGGAATAGCAGAGGCAGCAGGAACAAATCTGTATATACTTTCGGCAATCACAAAGCAGATTCAAGATTGGTCAAAGCCGATAGGGGAATTGTATTATCTTGATTCTTTAAAAGTTGCCGCAGCATTTGACAAAGACGATCTTGACGCATATTTCAACGGTATTTGTCTTGATGCAATCGATGGTCAAACGGATATTGATGTAGCAAACTGGGCAGATTTAGTACCGCATTTAAGAGCAAAAGGATTGACTTACAACGAGGGTATAACCGGAGAGAAAGCCGCATTTGATGTTACCGATTGGGATATAACCTCAAATGTTGCAACATTGACATTTGCAAACACAACCGCAGAAATAGCTATATTAACCGCACTACTTGAAGACAACTTGGTTCATGGATCGTATACAAATTGGAGATCAATAACACTTGCAGGGGCTATTGGTGATATTACAGCCGGGGAATATGCAATTACAGCAATTGATACAACTTTAAGAACTGTCAAGTTTGCTTTTACTGCCGGTAATAATTCAGGGAGTGGAGCATTTACAATCAACTTTTACACAAATAGAGTTCCAGGAAGTACAACAACTGCAAGAGTTTATGAAGCTACAGCAAGAACGCTTGTTTCTGCCAATGATGATGATGGTGAAAATATCAATGGATTGAGAAGAAGGGATAGATTTCAAGGTCATAACATGACAATTGGAACCAATAACGTAACAGCCGGAGGATCTTTTGCATCATTGCAGACTCCTGGAGGGTCTACAAACACAACAGCCGTTACAACACCAGCAACCGACGGAGTTAATGGAACACCAAGAACAGGCAAAACAACAGATCCACGTTCAGCAGTAGGGCATTTGTATATCCATGCAAGAAGCTACACGGCTTAAGGAGAAATTATGATAATACAGATTTTAAAAGGCGAAGAAGTAATTAGAGAAATTGACGAGGATAGTGAAACTCTATTGAGTAGAGCAAAACTTGACGCTGAGATTATGTCAAGAGATTTAGACGATGAATATTCAGCAAGAGAAAAACCAGAGGAAGTTCCAGATGAACCGTCTTAA